TCGATCTTCATCATTTTTAGGATCCATCTCAACAGAATTCTGACGATTCTTATCATCTTGGTAACGAGCTTCTCTAATTACAAATGAATCACCGAATTCACGAGGATCTGCATATCGTTGTGAAAACTCTTGGAATGAGAATGATCTATGACGTAACATCTGTCGAGCAATATCTCGAGTTGTTTCAATTTCAAGAGTAGCAGATGCCATTTCAAATGGTGACCAATGTTTATGATGAGCAAGATAGTTCAACAAACGTGGTGCTGTCTCCTGATTCAATTGATTAGATGGATTACTCACACGTGCACAATATGCAATTAGATCTTGCACATCATCTAGTCCTTCTACATCCTCAACGGGTTGAGTATATCCAATAAGTTTTACATTCATAGTTTATTATTTCTCCATAACCATAATTTATAGTAGAATAAAAAAATTTGAGGATGATGTGTAGGATCCGGTAAATCCGGATAATCTTCCAAAAATTTCTTTAATTCTTCGTCAGTTGGTTTATACATTAAATCCACTAAAGTCTAATTGATCTTTTTTCGGTTCAGCTACAGGAGCAGCATCACTAATTAGATCTTGAGCGGTTTCTTCTACATCGTATAATTTCATACGAGCACGATCGATACCCACAACAAATCGTTTATTTGAAGTAGGATCATTATAACGATTTTTTAATTGCTTGACCATAATTTGACCTAGACCTTCTAATTCTTCATTAGAGATCAGAGCAAACATTAAGTCTGCCGTAGCAGGTAAGCCAAACGATTCTGATGTGTCTTCAAGCCCGACGTCTGTGTTTGAGTATCCGCTTCGAGTTGTTTGAGTTGCAGATACGATTGGTACGTCAAACTCGACAGCAAGGCCACGTAATTCTTCGGCAATTGACTTGACAAGGGAGTATGTGTTAACTGATCCACCTAGACCTTTCATTCTTGACGATGAACAAATATTCAAATAGTTGATAAAGATAATATCGGGCTCAAAGTTCTTTTTGAGCTTTAATTCTTTTAACAATGCACGGAAGTGACCTGCATGAGCAGAACCAGTAGGATATTCTTTTACGATAAGTTTACCAATAGTCTTCTTAGCAATACTTGCAATCTTATTATCAAATGTACCTTTGTCCAGATTTTCAAGCTGGTCAATAGGTAGATTCATTAGGTTAGCATCGATACGTTCAGCAATACGTTCTTCTGCCATTTCCATTGTAATATAGAGAACATTTTTACCTTGTGTCAGAGAAGCGGCGCCCATGTGACACATGAAGAGAGACTTACCGACGCCAGTACCAGCAAGAGCAATATTGAGAGTTTTGTTGGGGAGACCGCCTTTTGTAATTTTGTTAAAATACTCAAGGTCGAATGGAAGCCTTGCTTCATCTTTGTGATAGAACTCATAACGTTCCTCCGAGTTATTAATATAATCGTGACCAATGTTTTGATCAAATGAGATACCCAGAGCTTCAGATAGAATTTCTGGAATTGCGTTTTGAGTGAGATCTGTTTTTCCATCAATGATCTCAATCGATTTCATAATAGAAAGAAAAACCGCACGGTCCTTGCACCACTTTTCAGTCTTCTCCATAAGCCAATCCATATCGGCTGGTTCAGGAGTTGTTACTTCATTAATAAGGGCAGAAGCAGCTTGAGCCATATCACTTGATACACTTGATTCTCCAAGTTCAATGCCTAGTGCTTCACGTGTAGGAAGCTTATTATACTTTCCTACATAATTCAAAATAGTATTGAAGACTACTTTGTGTTCGTCTTCGAAATATTCTTTTTTAAGATAAGGAATTACTCGTCGAGTATAATCCTCATTTGTTAGTAGATTCCTTAGTACTGTCGTCTGTATCACTGCCAATCCTGTAATTTTCATTTTCAAATGCATCGGTGAGAATATGACTTAACACATCACCGATATAGTTATTAAACTCAGTACTACTTTCTAACTCTTCTTTGTCATAATCACCTTCGTCTAATACTTGATATTGAAAGCTTAGAGTTGCATTTCCATCGTCGTCATCAACTTTAGCTTTCACCTTTCCATAACAATATGTCACATTTTCGTATTTAGTTTTTAACTTAATGGCCCACATTTCATTGAAGCCATTATCCGCAAATGTGTAATCATCACTAGTAATATTATTATACACTACTTTCGTCCTCTTGTACAATTAAATCGTTATCAATCATTGCACGATATCCGATAGTGTATTGAGCTTTGACAAAATCACGGAATCCTTGATCTTCTAATAATGGCGCCCAAAAGCCAGGTAGAAGCGTCTCTTTAAGTCGAACTTTTGGTTCAACCAATTCACCAGTATCACGGTCAACACGACAATACCAACCATTGGAAGGCTTACTAGCATAGCCACCAGCAAGAGCAATATCCAGAAGACCACTATAAGTTTCGATACCCCCTTCCCAAGAAACTGAGACAGGGATCTTAGACTTTTCTTTAACATATCTACTTTTCTCTACGTTAATAATAAAATCATAACCGGTTACTTCTGTACCTGTCTTGTTCTGACGACGACCAAGAATCCAAATATTATCTGCAGAATAGTAAATACCTGTACCACCACCAACAACATCTTTAGGGAATAAACCGATTTCTTTATACGTATGATTGACTGCCAAAAGAGGAATATTTTTCATAGTAAGATATGGAGTCACCATACGGAATAGACCTTTCAGAGCTTTTGCACGAGACATATCTGCAACAGATTTCTCATTCAATGCATCTTCAAGTTCTTTCTTCGAAGCTAGGTTACCGATAGAGTCGATAACGATTACAACCTTATCACCACGTTCCAATTGTTCAAGCTGACCTACAAGATCAAACTTCAATTGTTCAACATCAGTAATAGGGGTGTGGAGTACACGTTCAGGATTGATTCCGAATGTTTCGAAATAAGCTTGTGGTGAACCAAACTCTGAATCGTAGAATAACATTACGGCGTCTTCATACTTCTTAAGATAAGCGGCAGCCATAAGTAGAGCAAATGATGTTTTAAAATGTTTTGATGGACCAGCAAGAACTGTTAGTCCAGGAGTAAGTCCACCATCAAGTGAACCAGATAGTGCAACGTTAATCATTGGCACTTCAGTTGGAATCATATCTTTTTCAGAAAATAAGACAGATTCAGATAGAATAGCAGTATCTTTTACTTTACTATTCTTTTTTAGTTTATTCATTATAGACATAATATAAATTCCTTAGTTAGCCCAAGCACTTCTAATTTGTACTTTATCGGTTGGTAAAATTTTACCTTCATTAATCAATTTGTCAAGCTGAGCTTTTGAAAACACGGAATAGCCGGTTCCGTCAGCTTGTCTAATCCAGTAAGCTTGATTAGATGCGTTAATTTTGTCATTTCTGCGTGGCATTAATCCTTTCTCCAAGTTATTTATATTATATTATACCATAAAAGCATCTAGTTGTACACCTTTATTTTTGGGTTCGCCTTGGCGTTGTTCCCAACCAGAGTTCCAACCAGAATTGTTAGTAATGTCTGAAGGTATATGATCAAATGTGTCATCACTACGAGGAACATAGTTCTGACCAAACCTTACGAAGTCACACATTACGTCTTCGTTATCACGAGGTGCACCACCCATTCGCTCGCAAAGTAGATCCATCATTTCATCTGTTGAATATCCAGTGGATAACATTTTCATACAACGTACAGCGTTATTACCAAAATACCCATGAGACATATCATCAACCAAATCTTTATGATAGTCACCCAGATCATATGAAAAGGCAGCATAAACAAAATTAAAACGTTTATGTCCTTGGTCTATATTGTAACCATTAAGATAGTCTACGATCTGTTTATGAGTCTTTTTACCACCTGATGATAACCATTCCATAAAACGATCAAGCAATGGTTCAAGTTCATCAACCATAAAATCTAAACATGTTACACCTTTTCGAGGTGATGGTGGTTGGTTACCAATAGAAGTAAATAGTGGTTTACCTTTTGATTTTAGATATATCATATGATCTTTCATATCTTTTATATCTCTAAGGTTACCCCAATGTTGAATTGCATTATTGCGATATCCATGATCTCTTGTGAATGAAGCACCTGATCCTGTAATACGATGCGCCATATA